GCGTATACTGGGTGTGTTCTTCAACAAGGCCGGCAACCAAATTGGAGCAAGGGTCAATGGTGCCAACGCATTCACTCCGGTCAACGACTATGACAACTCACTGACACCCAACCTGGATCTACGTATAATGCGTAACAGGACCAGCATAAGGATGAGCGGTAAGATGGCAGAGTTTTTCTCTGTCGCAGACGTTCCTGGCACGGGTATTATCAACATGGACCATTTCATATCAGCGGAAGGCTATCTTGCACACAAGTGGGGACTGGAGGGATTGTTACCTGCTGATCATCCGCACAAGGCTAACGCTCCGTAGGCGGTTTAATCAAATCGTAAAAACCGCTAAATATTAGTTGATATGGCCCAAAGAATAATCGACATAGGTAATCTCGCTGACGACGGTTCAGGCGATACTATAAGATCCGCAGGTGCTAAATTAAACCGTAATTTTGCGGAGGTTTATGCATTTGACAACGTAGCATCAGATCTCAGTTTTGACGGCAACACAATCAAAACCACAGTGTCCAATGCTGACTTGGAAATTTTACCCAGTGGCACAGGCTCTGTTGTGTTTCCAGGCATAAGATTCAACGATAACAACATAGAAATATTACACAGCAACAATGATTTTAAAATAGAAGCCAATGGTTCTGGAAGGGTGGTGATTGAAGGACTTGGATTTGGGGGCACATCAATCAGTTCAAGCGATTCCAGTTTCATCAACATCAACGAAAATTTAATTGTGGATGGCACTTTGTCTGGCACTTCCACAGCGTCTATTGGCGGCACATTTAACTCTGCCACAGGATCAAGTTTTGGCACACTGACACTGGCCAACGGATCAATCACCGACAGCAGTGGCACAATTTCGTTTGGCGATGACAATGTCACAACCACAGGCACGTTGACAGGTGGCACAGGCTCAAACTTTGGCAATCTCACATTGGCCAATGGATCCGTCACAGACAGTGGTGGCACAATCAGTTTTGGCAATGAAAATCTTTCATCCACAGGAACTTTGGACGTTTCTGGTCTTAGCACTTTTGGCTCTGTGGGCACCACAGGATCTATTTCTCTGGCAGGCACTGCCACAATTGACAACTTGACATTCAATGACAACATCATTGCCACCAGTTCAAATGCGGATCTAAGATTGACTCCGGGTGGTACAGGCGTGGTTGCTGTGAGCAATTTAACCATTGATTCCAGTATCAATCTCACAGACAATGTAATCAAAGTCACAAATACCAATGCCGCTTTGGAATTGAAAACAAACGGCACAGGTAAAATTGTTTTTGGATCTATAGATCTTGATGGAGGCACAGTTGACAATGTGGTGATTGGTGCAGACTCTCCGGCCGCAGGTACTTTTACTTCAATAACACTTGATCCTGTGGGATCTGGCACTGTCAGCACTCCTGCTGTATTAATTACAGGAAATCAAATCACTGGTAGGCGTTCAAATGAAAATGTTGAATTTGCCGCTAACGGATCAGGCAATGTAATTGTGAATGGATTCACACTGCCCAATGCAGACGGTAGCGTTGGACAACTTTTAAAAACCAACGGTAGTGGTGTATTGACTTTTGAGTCATCACCTTTGTTGTTGGGACAGTCATTGATTTCTGATCAACAGGCCACAATAACTTTTAGAACATCAACAGAAATAGATGCTGTCACTGCCGTTGGCGGACACAACAGAATTGAATCAGGCACAGCGGTTATTGAAGAATTTGCAACCAGCAAATACGACAGTGCGTTCTACTTGGCAGTCAACAGAGACGATGACAGTGATGAATTTGAGATTACCAAACATTCAGTGGTGCATGACAATTCCAATGCATTTATCACTTCCACGATCAATGCAAAAACTGGCACAAACAATCATATCATCACCAGTGTTGATATCAGTGACAGCAAATTTAGACTGAAAGGCACAGGAAGCAGTTCGCAATCCAGCATGAGTTATTACAGAATAGGCTTGGGTGACAACGATTCCACAGGGTACAGCGGGGAGGACGAAGCCGCTGTGGTCATCAACACAGATGTAGACAGTGCCAGCGAGGTGATAGACAGTTTCGCACATGCCGACTTTAGAGGAGCAAAATATTTTATATCCGTAAACAACGATTCAAAAACTGAAATTTCCAATCTAGAAGCACTGGTTGTACACAACGGATCTGATGCATTCATATCTGTTTACAATGTGGTCAACACCGGCAACAATGATTTGATCACACTGACCGCGGCGATCAATGGCAGTAACTTGGAAGTGTCAGCGTCTGGACTGGAACCTAATCTAAGAGTCCACGCCTATAGAATAAGGCTTGCGGACGACGAAGCAGACAGAAGTTCAACTAATATCAATGTCATAGGAGAGGTCACAGTTTCAAGTTCAACAACCACACTGGACACTTTTGACACAGGCACATATCAAGCGGCACATTATATTATAGTTGGTCACAACGCCTCAGAAGGACATTCATCAATAACGGAAGCGGCAGTTGTCAGTGACGGGACCAACGCGTTCGTGACACAGTACGGTCAAGTGTCGTCAAAAAGCACAGATCAGATTTTGTTGTCAGTGGGACACGCAGGCACAACCACAACACTGTCAGCAACTTCAACATCGGGCGGATCCACAGTGTTGAACGCATACAGAATTAACCTAGCCAGAGCGGCAGGTGCATCCTCTGCCACAGTGGTCATTGACGAAATCAGTGCCACGGATTTTAGAGCGGCCAAGTACAATGTTCAGGTGGTAGACACTATTGCAAGTGAATTTGAATTGTACGAAGCAAATATTGTGCATGACGGAACAAATGCATACATTTCCACATTCGGCAACATTGGAAATTCCACTGATCTTATCACACCCACTGCAGATGTAAGTGGCGGAAATCTTAGATTCAAGGGAACAATAAATAGTGTTAACGATAAGGTTGTAACAGTATTAAGAAGACAATTAAACATATAGTATGGCAAGACAAGAATTAAACATTGGAACTAACGCAAACGACGGAACAGGTGATACTTTACGTAACGCCATGATCAAAGTGAACGAGATGTTCACAGAGATATACAATTCACCTGGAGTCAGTACCACAGCACTGTCTTTGAATGACAACACAATATCAGCAATACGAAGCAATGATGACATTGTGTTTGAACCTGCTGGCACAGGTGTAATTAAATTTCCAGCAATACAAATAAACGACAATAACATACAAGGACTGAGATCCAACGAAGACATCAATCTTTTACCTGCAGGCACAGGCAAGGTATTGTTTGGGGCAATTCAAATCAACGGCACCAGCCTAAGTAGCACTGATTCCACCACAATCAATATCAATGATGGTTTGATAGTAGATGGCACAATTACCACTACGGGTTCAGCATCAATCACAGGCGCCTTATCAGCAGGCACTGGCTCAACTGTGGGTAATCTTACACTGGCCAACGGATCAATCACAGACAGTGGAGGCACAATTGATTTTGGAGATGAAAACTTAACTAGCACAGGCACAATCACTGCGGCCACCGGTTCCACTATTGGAAACCTCACACTGGCCAACGGATCAATCACAGACAGTGGTGGTGCCATCAGTTTTGGAGACGAAAATTTAAGCACCACAGGAACACTCACGGTAGACGGACTATCCACTCTTGGCAGTGTGACTGTGACAGGTGCAACCACAATGGCAGGCACTGTCACAATAGATAATTTAACATTCAACGACAACATTATCTCATCCTCATCAAATGCCGATATTAGACTTGAACCAGGTGGCACAGGTGCAGTGGTAGTAGATAGCCTCACTGTTGACAGCAACATCAACATCACAGACAACATCATTAAGACCACAGTATCAAACTCAAATTTAGAACTTCAACCCAGTGGCACAGGCACAGTGATAGTACACAGTGATCTTGACATCGATGGCGGAACAATAGATGGCACTGTGATTGGTGGCTCAACGCCAGCCGCAGGAACGTTCACTTCTGTTGATACTACTTCGTCTGTCACAATAGACGGCATCACAATCAGCGATAACACCATATCAACAAATGCATCAAACAGTCCACTGGAATTAACAGGTAACGGCACAGGTGGGGTCACAATCAGTGGTTTCACATTCCCAACCTCCGACGGAAGTAGTGGACAATTCATGACAACAAATGGATCAGGCCAACTGTCATTTGCCACAGCAGGTGTTTCATTGAATCATACCTCAATAGCAGATGCCAGTGTCAGTGTCAGTAGTTCAGCCACAACAAACCTAGACACTTTTGCCAAAGCAACATTTAGAAGTGCCAAATACTTTATCAGTGCTGTTGATGCCACAAACGGCAGACACGAAATAGTTGAAGCCAATGTAACCCATGATGGAACAAATGCGTATGTGGCCACTTTTGGGTCAACTTCTAGTTCCGCTACAGGATTGACTGTGTTCAGTGCAGACATAAGTGGCAGTGATGTGAGATTACGAGTCACAAACATATCAGATAATGCCACAGTTTTTAAATTTCAAAGAGTTGCAATTAATGTGTAACAATTACATTCGGTTTATAAAATCTAGTATAAATAATAGCAAATGGCAAAGCAAACAATCAACATAGGTTCAAGTGCAAACGACGGTACAGGTGATCCGTTAAGAACAGCATTTGATAAAATCAACGATAACTTTAACGAATTATATGGTGCAGATGATGATGCAACAAATTTTGTGGTTGAGGACACAACACCGCAACTAGGTGGTGACCTTGACGTCAACGGCAAAAGAATTACGTCTGCTAGATCCAATGAAGATATTATTTTATTACCAAACGGAACAGGTGGAGTAGTAGCGTCAGCAGTAAGAATTTTTGGCACTACAATCAGTGCAGATGATTCATCATTGATCACAGTGGCAGAAGGCTTACAGATTAATGGTGCTACAAATATGAGTGGTGCTTTAACAGGAACTTCAGGCAGTTTCAGCACAACTTTGGGTGTAACTGGAGCAACAACATTATCAAGCACACTTGCGGTAACAGGAACAAGCACACTCACAGGCGCATTGACGGTGAACGACAGTGTGACAGCCACAAGTTTAACCACAAACACAATTTCATCAAATGGAACTAATGCTGATCTTTCAATTCAACCAAGCGGTACAGGTGACGTTTTAATCAGTGCTTTAAGAGTAAACGGAACAACTTTAGATTCAAGTGATTCTTCAAAGGTAACCATAGCAGAACCGGTGGACATCACAGGAGCCACAAGTGTTGCAGGCTTATTGACAGCGGCTGGAGGGTTTAAACCGGCCATACACACATTCACTGCCACAGATTCAATCACAGAAACTGAACATGCAGGTAGAACTTTACTGTTAGGTGAAGTAGGTGGAAATGCCAATGTAGTACTAACATTGCCTGATGCGTCCGGTTCAGGTAACATTTATCATTTCATAGTCAGTGTAGCCATGGGCGGATCAACAACTTACAAAATTCAGGCACCTGATGCAGACAACACATTCGCAGGACAAGTGATGTATCTTGACGAAGACGGTACCGCAGTTACCTCATTTCCAACAGTGGCGGCATCAGACACAGTAACACTCAACAGCGGCACACAAGGTGGCCTAGTAGGTGACACAATCACATTCATTGACATAGCCACAGACAAATACGCTGTTTCAGGCCAAATGAGGGTAGCGGCAGGCGCCAATCCAGCAACTCCATTCAGTGCTGACGTTTCATAATAGTCCGTAAATTACCATAAATACCACGAAGGAGTAAGTTTTTTATGTCAACACCGGTGTGGACAACCACAGCAGGTAAAATTGCGTCTATTGACGAACAAGCGGCATTTTCAGTGCAACTGGAAGCCAACACGTCCGATAGTACGACTATTGCTTACTCTCTATTATCAGGAAGCCTACCTTCAGGAATGGAACTTACTTCAACAGGCTTACTGACAGGAATTCCAGCCGAGGTTTACAAAAGAACCAGATACACCTTTGTGGTTCGTGCCACGGCTGGAACACAAATTACAGATAGAACTTTTTATCTTGACGTAGAGGGCGCAGATGCTCCAGTTTTTACCACTGTGTCTGGACAGATACAAATTGAAGACAGCACCAGAGCAGATCTTTATTGGATACTCGATGGGGAAGAAATAGGTTATCAATTACAAGTCACTGACTCAGATACTAGAGCAGGACAAGAACTTCAATTCGAAATAGTTCAAGGTTCATTACCACCTGGAGTCAGTATGAGTTCAAGTGGATACATTTCTGGGATAGTGCAACTTTTGCCAACAGATCCTGCCCAAACTAGAGGTGGTTATGACAATTTGCTTGGCGCATACGATGACGAAGTTTATGATTACACTTTGAACACTATAAGCGTCAGTAAAAACTATGACTTTGTAGTCCGAGTATCAGATGGCACATCTGCTGTTGAACAAAACAACAGTATATTTGTATACAGTGCAAACTACTGGAGGGTATCTAATTCTGAGATCACTATAGATAAAGACAACATCAACGGCATTCCGTTGACTATGGATCAATTTGCACAAACAATGGACTTCACAGCGATAAGAAGACCAGTGTTTACGACAGGAGGCGATCTTGGAACTTTCAGACATGATAACAATGTTGCCATTGCAATTGATGTAAGTGATTTTGATCCGCTTCAGAATGATCTAGAATATACAATACAAGCCGGTTCATTGCCAACTGGACTTTCAATTAATATCAACACAGGAGAAATAAGCGGCCAATTAGCACCACAATCTGCTGTTGAGACAGATTTTGAATTTACTATTAGAGCAAATAGAACAGTCAATACCGATGACAGTTCCGTCACTAACGTGTTCACTGATAAAGTGTTCACAATGAAAGTAATTGGTGAGATTGATATTGGTATAGCATTTACAACAGACACTAATGTTGGCACTCTACACGCAGATCAACCTAGTACCTTAGGAGTGGTTGCCGTAGCAGAAAACACAAATAGAGTACTATCTTACACAGTTACAGCAGGCTCTTTACCGCCTGGCATAACATTATCTGAACAAGGTAACTTGTTAGGAACTATAGATCCCGAAGACTTTTTAGATAGCACACGCACCTTTACATTTACAGTCAGAGTAAGCGATCAATATCAAGATGCGGCCACTTCTAAAGAATTTAATGTCACTGTGGATATTCCACTTACAACAATAAGATATGGAAATTTACAAGGCGAAGCAACCAGTTTAATAGATCAAAATATTTTTTATAATTTAGCACAAGATCCATCGATTAACAGCACTGAAAATATTTACAGAACCGAAGATGAAAATTTTGGATTTAAATTGAAACCTGAGATGTTAATGCTGTCAGGATTGGAAGCACAAACATTGAAAATATTCCAGCAACAGATGGATCAAAATCATGCACCAAAAACCCTATATTTTGGAGATATTAAAACAGCAAGAGCAGTAGAAGATGGTACAACCAAATACGAAGTTGTATACCTTGAGATAAAAGATAGATTAGTAAACAATTCTGGAAGTGCAATTAGTAGTGCTATTAATGTAAGAACGGATATTGAGCAACCTATGTTGGGACCTAGAGCAGGATCATCTAATCTCACAGCGGATGCCAATGAAGTTAATGTGACCACCGGAGGTGGATTAAGTTTTACAACATCAGGATCAAAAATAAGGTTTGTTAATCCACTAACATCAGACATTGATTTTGTGTCCACTCTGTTTCCAAATGCAGTAGAAAATATGCGTAATCGGATGAAGAGTCTTGGACATAAAGAATACACATATTTGCCTTTATGGATGAAGTCAACACAAATAGGGGATCTAGCACCTTTGGGATTTGTGTTAGCAGTTCCAATTTGTTATTGTAATCCTGGCAAAAGTGCTTTGGTAAAGAAAAGAATAGAAGACAAAAACTTAGATTTCAAAAAAATAGATTTCATAATAGATAGATATCTTATATCAAGAAGTAAAGTGACGCCTACAAAGTTTACTGCTGACGGAAGCACAACCACTTTTGTGTTAGATGAATTAGTACACGACGAAGATATTTTAGTAAAAGAAGGCGACAAAACTGTTTTTGTTGGTGAATGTGTCAAAGCATCTGGCTTTAGGGGAAAAATTAAACCAACAGCGGACTTCATAACCAGAAGTGCTGATCACGAATTTGGTATTGAACTGTCTCATGATATACCTAATGAAAAAACAACAATAACTTTTGTAAAAGAAACTCCGGCTAACGGAACAATAATAACAGTCAATAGATCCGACGCTAAATATTTGAAATTTAAGAATAAAGGAATATTTTAATGGCTAGTAAAATTGAAACAAACAATATTGATGGAACATATCCTGTAGCAGGACAAGACAACAGTAGTCAAGGAATGCGTGATAATTTCACTGCTATTAAAACTGCATTTACAGAAGCCAAAACTGAAATTGAAGATTTGCAAACAAACAAAGCCAATTTAAATGCTGAATCTGATTTTACCGACAATATTATAAAAAGAGCAGTTCTTAAAGACACATCTGCAACTGTCTTTGCTCATGGCACAGTTTCAGGCATAGTAAATTTGAATCATGAAAACGGTCATTACCAAACCATGACCACTAGTGGGGCAATCTCTCTCGGGTTTATAAATTTTCCAACTAGTGGAGAACTAGGCAGAATTATTTTAGATATAACATATAACGCAGTAGCAGACACACTTACCATACCATCTAGTGTAATAGTATCTGGTAATGTAAGCGGTGGTGATGGCAGTTCAGACACAATTACTGCACCAACTTCGGGTAGATATCTATATGAGTTTATGTCGCCTGATAATGGCACAACAATTTTAATGCACCAGTTAGGAAACAACTACATCTAATAGGAGGTAGTAATGTACTTTCATCCATTACAAGAAGAAATAGGCAACATGTCAGACGAAGACATTTCAAAACGTATCAAAGAGTTGTCTCGAAAAGTTGCCATAGCCAGACGTGGACGTAATCCAGAACTGCTGGCAAATCTACAACAGGCCTTACTGACATATCAAGATGCTATACGCCAACGCAGAATTGAAAGTTGGCACGAAAACAGAAAAAAATTACGTAACGAACCAGATCTTGGCGATTTGATCAACATAGAGTAGTAAGTATTTGTGATGGCAAATACATTCACGTGGCGTACCAAATACAAATCAATTATAATTGTTGACGGAGAATTATTTCAAAACGAGTACAGTGTAAAACTTTATCTTACTCCTTACACAGCAGATCTACAAGAGCAAACAAAATATTTTGACAGATTAAAAAATTTATTTGAACAAATTTTTGCAAATACAATTACAACATGGAGGCAGGAACCACTCTATCATCTTTTAAAAGAGTCATCGTCAAATAGATTTATTGAATTACCAAAACCTCCCTATGATCAAATTATGGCCGCAGTGAATTTTTGCAAAGCAAATACCATAATGGATGGAAAAATATTGATAAACAAATTGGAATTGAGCAGTTGGCAAGGCGACGGTATTACCTATTCGGTTGACAAAGACAGTAAAGAACTGTTATTATTAGACACTGCCAATTGGTTCTCAGAAAAGTTTGCAAACTTTGATCCTTGGTGGTTAAGACCAGACACAGCAACATATGATCAAGAATTGGACAAAGGCATCTACACAGGACACTTCAGTTGGACCAAAAACAAAATACCAGTTGACAAACGCCACGAAGACCATGCTAAAATATTTGAATTCAACCCAAAGGTTTTAGATGGCGGCAAAGATAAAAACAAATGATTATGGTGATGTTATATTCACTGAGCAAGACGCAATAGATTTACTTTACACAGATCCTGAGTTTGATATTTCTAAATTGTTTTTTGCGGACACTGAACAGTATAAAACAAGTATTAAAGACTTAGGCATTGATTTACCAAATATTAATACAGTGCCACACAGAGAGTCACTGACTGAATTTGATACTAAGAACATTAACAGTTGGCACATGCCAGAAAAATACTACAAAATAAATGTTCTGCAATGGTTGTTGGACAAGTGCCAAAATGACGAAGAGAAACTAAGAGTACAGCACGAGTATGATCTGTTTGAGCAAAAAAGTTTTATCAAAGTGTTGCAATTTTTGATATACTTTGTTGACACACTGAGAGCCAACAATGTTGTATGGGGTGTGGGCAGAGGATCAAGTGTGGCCAGTTTCTGTCTTTTTTTGATAGGAGTACACAAGATAAATCCGTTGTTGTACAATTTGGATCACCGTGAATTTCTGCGATGATAAGTAAATGAGTAATAGGAGTATATTATGGTAGCAAGAGCACCCAGAAAAAAAATGTATAGAACAATGCAAGGCAAGATGATTGACATTGAAAAATTAAGAGCGGCCAATGAGGACACAAGAGCAATTGGTAATATGAATGTTAATGCAAGAGGCGACGAACTAGGTATCAAAGGACAAATTGTTCAACCAAAAGCAGAAGTAATGAAGAAATACTATGAGGCACCTCGTGGTAAAGTTGACGACACACCAACTAGAAACAGAGCACCTGCACCGAGTAAAACTCCACCAGCACCTACTCCACAGGCAAAAGCAGTTGAAACCAAACCTGCTCCAACACCGAGAGCAACTAAACAAGTCAAGCCAAAACAGACTGCCAAAAAAGGCATTGATGCGGCATTGGACGGAATAGAGTAACACACATGAAAAACACAATACTAGCACTAACAATTTTATTATTTGCATCTGCTTGTTCAATCAAAGATCCAAGACTGTCATTTGGAAAAAAATGTGAAGTCAACGACAACAAAATTACATATTCATATGTTTGGTTCTATGACAAACAAAAGGGCCTGCCAGCCACAAAAGAACAATGTGCGGCTCTTGACGAAGTAGAATAAATTCGCTATAATACTTCTATATGGGACAAATAGAAGACTTACAAGAAAAAGGTTTTGGAACACACGGTGGTAAACAAACCGTTATTGATTACGATATCACACCGTTGAAAAAAAGAGTGTTGGTATCACACATGCATTTTGGAGAAACCAAAACAGCAGGTGGTTTGATTATCCCTGATGATGACGGGACATCACAAGGTGTACATCCGCGTTGGGCCAAAGTTTATGCTGTAGGTAAACAACAAGAAGATGTGAAAGTAGGCGAATGGATTATGGTCGCACACGGTAGATGGTCCAGAGCATTCAAGGTGGCCAAAGGTGGTGTAGAACTAGAAGTTAGAATGATTGACGAAAATGACATCTTACTAACCTCCGAAGAAGAGCCTGCACACAACAGAAAACAAGCAGGTTACATCAACACTGGCGGAATGAAACAGATGACGGCACTGCCAGGTAATGACTAAAAAAATACTATTTTTAGGTTGTAGCAATCTAGCAGACGATAATCAAAAACCAAACAAAGAACAAATCTGGAAAGATGTTGTTTTTGGACAAGACACAGACATTGTGAATTTGTCTTGGTGGGGTGTGGGCAATCAATTTATATTTGGGAATTGTGTAGACTTTGTCACAGATAACAAAATCGATTATGTATATGCACAATTTACAGGATTGGCAAGATTTGATATACCTGCTAATGACAATTATGCTATTCCAGATTATGATTACTGCATAAAAACTTACAAACGAAGATATTTGTGTTCAGGTGGCAAAACAGGCAGTTGGACTGGCAATGATAGAACAAATGAAATTTTTATGCCTTGCTACTTTAATGATCAAGAATATGAACACGTGGCAAAAGAAAGTATTCAAGCAGTGGCCAGCACATTATGGTTTTTAAAACAACAAAACGTGCCACACAATTGGACATTTTTTTATGACATCACTAATCCTGCTACTTCAGATCAAGAATTATATGATGGCAAGGTTGAAGTCTTTCCTACTCTATTGGACAAAACAAATTGGATAGATAAAGACCCGCATTCATATTGTGCTCAACACAACGGGTTACAGCAGGACGGATGCCATTTCCTAAACAGTGTATATAAGGATTGGGTGATATCTATAAAAGATCAAATAAATTATGAACGGTAAAGAACACACTTGTTATGTTTGCAGTGCAAAGTTTTTTAATGCTGTGTATTGGTATGACAACATACATGACGACGCCGGTGACAAAAGGATAATAAGACCATTTTGCGGTTATGTGTGTGCTAACAAATACAGAGACACAACAGATGTCAACAAACTACCACCAAGACCCAAACCGTGGCCACGTGGTGATCAATGGCAAGTGATACAAGATATTGATTATGTAGAATATGAAACAGACTAAAATTGAAAGAGTAAGTGTAAATGTTGATAAGTTGGTCACTATGGCAGAACTTGGCCTAGGCGCAGAACGTCCTCTAAACAAAGAAAAAAGAGGTTGGATCAATAAACTGGTCAAAGATGATCTACCTTTTGATCCTATACTTGTAACACGTATTAAAGATTCCGGTTACTACCTATTGACAGACGGTTGGCACAGAGTACAAGCCGCCAAGAAAAAGAAAGAGCGTTCCCTTGATGCGCTGGTTATTCCGGCAGACGTAGGATTAAGTATGGCAAAAGCAAACAAAATACTGCGTGACATAGACAAAGAATATGGATACAAACTAGAATGTAGCGATCTCATTGGATTATGGGCCACAAATCATCCAGCAGACTACACAGTTTTTGACCTCGACACTGATCAAAGTGAAGATTGACAATCTATTAATTTGTGTTATAATTTTCATATGCGTATAGGTTTTTGTTGTAAATGGCTTAACGATCGATCTGAATTTGGAGGAATGAAAGTTAATGCCAAGGACAGAGAATTGAACGGTCGATCAACCACAATGCGTTGGCTGAGAGAACATCCAGAAGACGCTGAACAAAGACAATGGGACATTATGAATCATAATGCAACAGCGGCACGTAGGCTGATCGAACGTGTTGGTACACTGCCACCGCAACGTAGAATGGTGCGCCTTGGTAGTGAAATGCTACAAGGATACACTGAACCAGGCTGGATCAATTGGTGGCAACAGCCTCACATACAAAGACATCTAGAAAGAATTTTCCAACCTGTTGGTGATATGGCACGTAAGTTAGATGTGAAAATAAGTTTCCACCCTGGACAATTCTGTGTGTTGAGCAGTGAAACAGAACTTATTAGACATCGTAGCATAGATGAATTTGAATATCACGCAGATATGGCTCGTTGGATGGGATTTGGCAAAACATTCCAAGATGGTTGCAAAATTAATGTGCATATTTCAGGCAGACGTGGACCGCAAGGCATTATAGATGCACTTCCAAAACTGTCGCCTGAGGCAAGAAATTTGATCACAATCGAAAATGACGAAATGGGTTGGGGACTGGATGCCAGTTTAGAATTGGAAAAACACTTGGCACTGGTAATGGACATACATCATCACTGGATAAGAGATGAAGAATATATTGATGCTAATGATGACAGAGTCAAACGTGTGATAGACTCGTGGCGTGGACAACGTCCTACTATGCACTATTCTTATTCCCGAGATGAGCACTTGGCAGTGGCAAATTTAGGTGACAAGACACACACAGAGATGCATGATATTAAGATGTTGTTGGAACGTGGCTGTAAGAAACAAAAACTGAGGGCACATTCAGATCTATTACCAAACAGAAAAGTAAATGATTGGGCACTGAGTTTCAGAGAAAATTTTGATATTCAGACAGAGGCCAAAGGAAAAAACATGGCCGCCGAACAATTATATAGACAATGGGTTGAAAATACTATAATATAGTAAACTTAACAGGAGAATATATGAAAATACTATGCGTATTGTATGACGACCCTAAAGGCGGAATGCCTGAGAGTTATCCACTTACGGATCTCCCTAAGTTAGAGAAGTATCCAGATGGCATGACGCTACCATCACCAAAAGGCAGAGATTTCAATGCAGGTGAATTGCTAGGTTGTGTGTCGGGCGAACTAGGACTTAGAAAGTTCTTAGAAGATGCAGGACATGAATTAGTTGTGACTTCTAGTAAAGATGGTGACGACTGCGAAGCCGACAAACACATTGTTGACGCTGACGTTGTTATATCACAACCTTTCTTTCCTTACTATCTCACAAGGGAAAAAATAGAAAAAGCAAAAAACCTTAAAATGGCTATCACGGCAGGTATTGGATCTGATCACGTGGATTTACAAGCGGCTATGGACCACAAGATTGATGTTGTGGAAGTGACCTACTGTAATTCAAGATCAGTTGCAGAACACATTGTCATGATGATCGTTTCAATGGTCAGAGACTATCACAACCAACACAGAATAGTAAATGAAGGTGGTTGGAACATTGCTGACGCAGTACAGAGAAGTTATGATGTGGAAGGAATGCACATCGGTACAGTTGCCGCAGGTAGAATAGGACTTGATGCTTTGAGAAAAATGAAACCATTTGATGTACATCTACATTACTTTGACAGACACAGATTACCTGAAGCAGTGGAGAAAGAGTTAAATCTTACTTTCCATGAATCAGTTGAGTCAATGGTCAAAGTGTGTGACGTTGTGACAATCAATTGTCCACTACACCCAGAGACAGAAAACTTATTTGATGCAGAAATGATAGGCAAGATGAAAAAAGGTGCCTACATTGTAAACACTGCGAGAGGCAAGATCTGTAACAGAGAAGCCATCGCTGACGCATTAAAGAGTGGACAACTGTCTGGCTATGCAGGAGACGTTTGGTTCCCACAACCGGCACCAAATGATCACGTTTGGAGATCAATGCCAAACCATGGTATGACACCACACACATCAGGAACATCACTATCAGCACAGACAAGATATGCTGACGGTGTCAGAGAGATACTAGAGTGTTTCTTTGACGGCACACCGATCAGAAATCAATACCTAATCGTGCAGAACGGTGAACTTGCTGGCATGGGTGCTCACAGTTACAGTAAAGGTACTGCAACAGGTGGCTCAGAAGAAGCGGCAAAATATAAAAAATAAAAAAGTTGTACCCGGTGTATGCTGGGTACCACACTAAATTATGACAAAAGAAGAATATAAAAAGTTAAATGATAAAATTGATCGATTGCAAAACACAGTAGACAAGTTATCAGAATCACTTTATAAACATATTAAATTTATTGACAGCACATACGAGGGACTTAAGAATCCAATTGCCGCGGCAAGAAAATGGTTTCGTAAATGAAGAAATTGTTTCACTTTATTGAACATATTTCTTTATTACATGCCCCGGCATATTTTCTTGCATTAGTAGGTGCAATTCTGTTATTATTAACATTAGTATTATGAAAGAACTTTGGGTAGAAAAATATAGGCCAAAAACATTGAAAGAGTATGTGGTGCGAGATGAGGCACAACGTAAACAAATTGAATCTTGGATAAAGGAAAAAAGCATACCACATCTGCTTTTATCAGGTGCTCCTGGCGTGGGTAAAACTACTTTAGCCAAAATGCTTTTCCATGAACTGGATGTCAGTGGCTATGACATCTTAGAAATAAATGCTTCACGAGAAAATTCAGTTGATACTGTTAGAGAAAAGATCAATAACTTTGTACAGATTATGCCTTTTGGTGCATACAAATATGTGTTGTTGGACGAGGCAGACTACATGAGTCCAAACGGACAAGCGGCACTGCGTGGTGTGATGGAGGCGTTTCACACTTCTGCAAGATTCATATTGACATGCAACTATCCCAATAGAGTGATACCTGCACTGCATTCAAGGTGCCAAGGCTTTCATATGGAAACAATTGACAAAACAGAATTCACAGCAAGAGTGGCAGAGATATTGATTGCAGAGCAAATGGAACAGGACATAGACACGCTGGACACTTATGTAAAAGCGACATATCCTGATCTGAGAAAATGCATCAACATGGTGCAACAGAATTGCAGAGATGGCAAACTTATGCCGCCTGCTAGTGGCGACAGCGGACAACAAGATTATAGATTAGAAATGGTAGAATTGTTCAAACAAGGCAAAATTAATGAAGCAAGAAAACTTGTTTGTAGCCAAGCACGTCCAGAAGAATGTGAAGAAATTTATCGTTGGCTGTATGATAATCTTGAGATCATATCAAAAGACGAGGATGCTCAGGACAAAGCAGTGCTGATAATCAAACAAGGGTTAGTAGATCATTCGTTTGTTGCTGATCCAGAAATTAATCTTGCATCTGTCATGATCAAACTGGCCAGGTTACAGAATGGGTAAAAAACACGCTAAAAAAAGATTCTTCTGTGTGAAGTACACAATGAAGCCAGATAAAAAATTTGATGAATTAGTTACATTGTCCAAAAAAAAGATTGGTCCAACCAGAGTCTTAGACTATAATATTGTGCTTGACCTCATAAACGAAGAAGTTGTAAGAGCACATATGCCAGGACTCACCGAAGTGTCCTATGACAGATTATATCAACACTATCGTCAGCACTATGCTGATGCAATAGATAATTTTATCAAAAACTAATTAAACCACATCCGCATAGCGTCTTTGAAGCATGGCATTTTGTCTTGCTTTCCATAGTTTCATAATTACACGCCTGCGTCTTCTATCCTTCTGTTTGCGTATTTTCAACCAATTTTCATTTAGCATATACAATCGTACACGTTTGTCGTACACTTTCTTTTTCCTCATTTGTTTCCATAATTTGCGCTGAAATAAAGGCCGCATTTGTAGGGGGTTGAATAATAGCATAAGATACCTCGTTGATTGTGTTTGATTGTTTTTTGATTCGTTTTTGTTTACGACTCATGTACAAATATTTACATTAGTATTTCCAAATTAAGTATGCATATTTTACAAACCAGATTTTACTGATAAATAAGATTTACTATGCATGATGTTCTAGATATAATCCGCAATACACAATCATTATACGCGGTTGGACCAACCCTGGGTATTTTAAAAGACTTTGAAAGAGTTTTAGATGAATTAGATGTGTATGTATTTGACAATTGGCAAGACGGAGAATTACTCGAAGGGCCTAAGGACTCGAGACATTTTGTGACTTGTAGTTTTATGTGGCCACTTGATCAAATGCCAGATCCTGTTGGAGGTAAAAGATTACTAGACAGAGGTTGTAAAGTCACTTTCAAAAAAGACGAATTATTGAAGCCAAGACAAATAAAATCACCAGGCGATTATAGACCTGGCACAACCAAAGGCAAAATTGATGCCCATCCAATATGGATAGTAGAAATACGTATGCCAAAAGAATTAATTGGCAATTTCAAATACGGCAAAGACAAAATTGACAGTCAAGACGAAACTGACACTTCAACACAGGAAGCAGGACTAGATGCAATTTAATGAAGGACTTAAAGCAGGTGATTTAGAAGGAGTCATTTCAAATCGCTTTTCAATTGATCAATACAAATCCAAAATGGGAGATGACAAAAATATTTTGGTTTTGGCATTTGAAGCCGACAGTCTTGCACCAGCCAAAGATCTAGAACGATTTGCTGAAACAGGATACAAATTTATTTTAGATGCAGACGCCACACCAGGCACAATGAAAGATGGAAAACACAGAGTGTTTGTTGAATTTGCCCGGCAAGAAGGTGTCATCAACAACATTATCAGTTTTTTGGAAGATCTTAAAAAATTAACAAACATTGAAGAATTTGAATACACATATCACAAAGGGCAGAACCCTACAATGGTTTCGAGTGGATCACTGCAAGAAGTTGTTCCAAGTACACCAGATGCATATGAGCAAAGAGTCAACGAAATTAAAATAGGTGAAGCAAAGAACTTCTTTGACAAATTCAATATGATGGAAGTTAAAATGCATAGCAACATCATAGAAGTAAAGAAACAAGGTGCTGGTGCGTTGAAATTTGAATTACATGCGTTTGGAGATACTAAAAGTGTAATCAAAGAAACAAAAGCATTTAAAATTGATGAATCAGCAATGAGCGAATGTATGTGGCTTACAAAATATTTTGGCACATATGACATTACAAAAACTTATGAGAATAAATTTATTTTCAGCAAGGACGGGCAATCCGCACTTGTCAGTAAGCATCAATGGTAGAATGACAAGATTATCCAAGAACTTTACACTACAAGAATTTACCAAAAGTCAAACTGCCCTAAGACACGGTATAGATAATACGCCAGGCGATGAGCACCTATCAAATGCCAAGGCTCTATTTGAAAAAGTAGTACAACCTGTCCGAGACAAGTTTGGTGTAACTGTAATCAATTCTGGTTACAGAGGACCAAAATTGAACGAAGCAGTTGGCGGCAGTTCACGTTCACAACACTGCAAAGGCGAAGCAGTAGACATTGAATGTCCAGGCACTCCAAACTATGATGTGGCCAAGTATATTCAAGACAACCTAGATTTTGATCAACTGATATTAGAATTTTACACTCCAGGCATACCTGATTCTGGTTGGGTACATGTTTCATACAAAGCAGAAGGCAATAGAAAATCTATTCTCACTGCTATGAAAGAAAACGGAAAAACTGTTTACAAGCCTGGATTGATCCAGTAAATACTCCTACATGATAGTATCCACAAAAAATGAGTACGGAGAATTACGATCTGTTTTGATGGGCAGTGTGGATAATTTTGCTTGGCCAGTTGATGACAAAGAATTCAATGCAAGTGTGGCCAAATCAACTTATGAAAAAAAAATGGACCAAGGTCCTGTGGCAGACATAGTATTAAAAGAGGCCAATGAAGATTTACAACAACTAACGGACATGTTAGAAAGTAATGGGGTAAAAGTAGTAAGACCTAAAATCTCAAAACCCTCTTGGGCCTATTCTGCCAGAGACATAATTTTAATTGTTGGTAACAAAGTTATTGAGTGCCCTACTCCTTTCAACAGTAGAGCAAAAGAATTAGATCTCTATCCAGAATTGAAAACCGCAAGTTGTGACATAATACGAGCACCGAGGCCAAACAGCAACGAAGATCCAATGTTTGACGCGGCCAATGTTTTAAAGGTAAATGATAAACTTCTGTATTCATTATCACATTCTGCCAACAGTGCAGGAGCAGTATGGTTACAGGAACAGGTTGGATCTGAATTTGAAGTAATTACATGGCAAGCGGTCAAACATCAAATTACACATATTGATTCCACATTATTGACTTGCGATCATAATACTATAGTTGCAAATGCCAATCGTTTGACCAATGACACTTTGCCAACTTTTATGAAGGACTATAAAAAGATATGGGTTAATGATTGTGTGCCAAGAGATTTTCATAAATTTCCATACGCTTCAAAGTGGATTGGAATGAACATGCTGTCAATAGATCCAGAAACAATTGTTGTAGATGAAATACAGGTTGATTTGATTGAGCAACTGAAACAATCTAAATATAAAGTAATAGCGTTACCCATGCGCCAATCAAGAACATTAGGTGGTGGTTTTCATTGTGTAACTTGTGATGTAGAGAGATCATAGCAATAAATACGTATATTATGTTTTCTAGTATTAAAATGATATTTGCAGTGCTATTGATCAGCGGTATCGCTGGTGGTGGTATGTACGTGATGAAACTAAGAGCGGATAATGCCACATTGAAAGCAAATCAAATTGAATTAGAAAAAGGAATTGAAGCACAAAATAAAGTGCTAGAACAACAGAAAAAAGACTTCTCAGCCATAATGGAAAGCAATAAAAAATTAAACAAATTGATAGTCACTTTCAAAAAAGACTTAGATGAATTAGATAAAAGGTTCAACAAGAAAAAAAGAGATGTTGGCAAACTTGCAATTGAACGTTCCAAGTCGGTGGAACGTGTGATTAACAAAGGCGCAGATAATGCCTTAAGATGTGTTGAGTTGGCATCAGGTGCTGAACATACTGAAGAAGAACTTAAAGCAACAAAAAGATCACAAATAAATCCAGAATGTCCTGCGTTGGCAAATCCAAGTTATGTACCATATGAATAAAATTATTGAATGGCATAAAAACTACTGTGAAAAATTTAGACAGAGAATGAAACTATCGTATCACGGAATGTATTGGATATCATTTATTAAAGGTGTTTTGATAGTGATAGTAATCTGTATGCTTACAGGATGTAGTGTTGGCGAGAAACGTCTTAAAATATTTTCAATTGAAGAACCAAGACAAAAACTTAATCTTCCTAAACCTGAATCACTTGATTTAGAGAAGGTTAGATGGATAATAATTACATCAAAAAATGCTGACGAAGTTTTTGCCAAACTAGAGGCAGAAGGAATTGATCCTGTATTGTTTGGATTGACTGATAAGGATTTTGAAATGATAGCAAAAAACTTTGCTCAGATAAGACAAAAATTACAAGAAACAAATAATTTACTAGAAGAATACAAAAAGTATTATGAGGGAGAAGACAATGCAGACAGTAATTAAAGTGATAGCAGAACACCTAGATGTTGCGGAAAGCAAAGTAACTCCAGAAGCACATCTAGTTGATGATCTAGGTGCGGATTCATTTGACAAAATAGAACTAGTAATTCAGACGGAAATAGCAACAGGTGTTAACATATCAGAGGACGACGGTGACAAAGTCCAAACAGTACAAGATTTAATCAACTTAGTGGAGAAAAAATAATGTGGACATATAGAGCAAAAGTTATCAAAGTTGTAGATGGTGATACTGTAGACGTTGATATTGATTTGGGATTTGGAATATGGCAAAAAAACGAACGTGTTAGAATAATGGGTATTGATACTCCAGAATCTAGAACAAGAGACAAAATTGAGAAGAAGTTTGGATTGGCTAGTAAGGCAATGCTAAAAAGAATACTGGGCAAAGATACTGTTTTGAAAACTACTATTAATAAAAAAGGTGTAGACATGAAAGGCAAGTTTGGCAGAGTACTGGGAGATTTTTTGTATAAGGGCAAGCCAGTATCAAAAATTATGTGTAGAGAAGGTTTTGCAGTTCCTTACTTTGGTGGAAACAAAGCAAAACTTAAGGCCAAACACATGGCTAACAGAAGAAAATTAATTAAAGCAGGAACTGTGCAAGGAGATATTGAATAAATACGTATATTCACGAGGAGAATTATGGAACTTATTTTAACACTAGCAATGAAATTTTGGCAGTGGACTATATTAATAGCAGTCATTATCATTGCCGCAATCATAAATGCACTTGACAAAAGAAAAAAACCAAACTTAAAATTTTACTTTAAAGGTATGCCAGAACTACAACCTGTGCCAATTAAGACAAAAGGCAAGGGTTTTTGGAAAGGTATTGTGATGTGGTTACTGTCAACTAGAAATTGGATAGTGACCAAAGACTGGAAATATCACATTGATGGCAAAGACTATGTGATACCTGCAGGATTTCAATTTGATGGTGCAAGTATTCCAAAATTCTTAAGAACATTTTTCTCTCCAGTTGGTGTTTTGTTGATGGGCGGCCTTGTTCACGACTACGCTTACAAGTACAAAACTCTACTAGAAGGTAACAAAAAGAAAACTATGGGTGAATTAACTCAAAAAAAAGCAGACGAAATATTCAGAGACATAAACATCATAGTGAATGGTTTTTACTCTATGAACTACTTGGCTTATTGGTCGCTGAGAATAGGTGGCTTTGTCGCCTGGAACGGACACAGAAAAAGAAACAATAAAATACCTGAATTAAAATAATGGCTGAATTAAAAGAAGACAAACTGATTCCAAAAAAGAAAGTCAATATTGAATTAGAAGTAGACACTAATATCACAGACAGTGGCAAAAATAGATATCAAGGCCTAATCGATCTTGCCAAAGCCATTGACAGTTGGAGAATATTTCCTAGAATCTTCATTACCACTTACATATTTTTACTGTACAAAGTGGTAATTTGGTATATGAATTTAGCATCTCCAACAATGGAACAGTCTGGTCTTGTATCAATTGTAGTTGGTGCTGGTGCGGCCTGGTTTGGTTTGTATACTGGTAGTAGAGCCAAATCTTCAAAATAATTCCCCCATTGACAAAATAAAAATCTGTAATAAAATATAGTAAATGAAGAACTATTACGACATTCTAGGTGTGACTGAAGATGCTAGTAAAGACACAATCAGAAAAGCATTTAAAGAAATAGCCAAAAAAGAGCATCCAGATCGTGGCGGAGATGAGTCAAAATTCAAAGAGGCCAACGAAGCCTATGACACTCTCAAGGACAGCAAAAAAAGACAAGAATATGATACCATAAGAAAATTTGGCCAACCAGGCACTGGCGGTAATTTTAGTTTTCGGTCTGGAGATTTTTTTGGTGAAAACATATTTGAAGAATTTTTCAGTGGGTTTGGCGGTGGTGGTTTCAGCAGAGGCAGGAGTTTCCGTCCCCGTCCACAAGCAAACAAAAGTGTAAATGTGAGAATGGCTGTCAGCATTAAAGAAGCAATGACACAAATGGAGAAGACCATCTCATATAAATTGCCAAGTGGCAAAGAAGAATTTGCCACAGTAAAAATTCCTGCTGGAATACAGCACGGAGTCACGTTCAAATACAAAGGCATGGGTGATGACACCATCAAGAATATGCCTCGAGGAGATCTACTGGTTCAAATGAGTGTGCTTGACTCAGATGGATTCACACGGAAGGGCAATGATTTACACACTTCAAAAACCATCAGTTGTTTTGATGCCATACGCGGTTGTGACATACAATTAAAAACTTTATTAGAAACCACAATCAAAGTCAAAGTACCTGCAGGCACTCAACCCGGCACACTGATTAGTTGTAAAGGACAAGGTATGCCTGTGCATAAAACATTAAATATTAGAGGTAACCTGTATGTTAAAATCATGGTGCTAATACCACAACTGTCGCAAGGAGATTTGAAAAAAATTAAAGATTTATGATACCTAGTCCGTGCATGAAAATTTGTATAATTGATCAAGATAGTGGATACTGTCTTGGTTGCAGTCGTACCGAGGAAGAAATTATGAAGTGGAGTGCCGCTGATACCACAGATGAATGGAAAGAAAAAAACTTAGAAGAACTAAAAACAAGAGAACAATGATACAACTTTTTCAATACCCACATCAGACCTTACTGGAGAAAAGCACAGCATGGACTTCTAAAGACATGATTGAAGGATACAACGACATAGAAAAATTTGAAGCAGATATGTTAGATCTAATGAAACGTGAACACGGCATGGGCCTTGCGGCAAATCAAATAGGAATTACCAAACGTTTTTTTGCAATAGGCCACGAGTCATTTGACACATTTGAAAAACCTGTTATAATATGGAATCCACATGTGATAATGTCTTCTAAAGAAAAAGTTGTCGATGTGGAAGGATGTTTAAGTTTTAACAACATTTGGCTAAAAGTAGAAAGGCCAGAAACTATTGAAGTGGAGTATGAAACAACAAAAGGAAAAAAAAGATATGCAAGGCTCGATGGAATGGAGTCAAAATGTTTCCAGCATGAACTTGACCACCTTGAAGGTATTACATTTAATCAAAGAGTATCAAAAATACAATGGCAAATGGCAAGAAAATAAAGAACCCAAAGAAGACTAAAATATGGAAAATTTTAACAAACAAAATACGAAAGCCTACCAAAAGTCAAAAGGCAGTGGAACGACTTATACAGGCAATACAACAGGAATTGGAATGGGACAACAAGGATATAGCAACCTATACCAAAATTCAAAAAGGCAAATTAGATTGGAGTGGAGATGTTAGAAGCAAACGAAAGTCTCGAAAACATATTCGAGAACGCAGTTAAAGAAGCAGAAAAACGTAGACATGAATACGTGACAATAGAGCACGTACTTTTAGCACTGGTCAAAGATAATACAATTGGAACTACGCTGACCGAATTTAAAGTAAACGTGGGTGCATTAATAAAAGACATTGAAGATTATCTAGATACAAAATGTAAAGACATTGTGGCTAAAGGTGCTGAACCAATGACTCCACGTAAAACAGCAAGTTTAGAAAGATTGATGAATAGAGCGTTCACACAGGCTCTATTCCAAGGTAGACAGGATGTAAGTTCAATTGATATATTGATTTCAATATTTTCCGAGAAGAAAAGTTATGCGGCTTTCTTTTTGAAAAAACATCAAGTGAACAAACAAGATCTAATGGACATGGTATCCACTGAAACTATTTTGGACGAAGGTATGGCAGGACTTGGCGGATCTGAATCACCAAAAGGCGAACAAAAACTAAGACCAAACCAAGCGGATAGAATATTAAAAAGTTATTGTGAAAACTTAAATCAAAAGTATTTTGAAAAGAAAATAGATCCTGTTATTGGCAGAGAAGAAGAAACTGAACAATTGAAGCAAATACTTGCTAGAAGAAACAAAAATAATGTTTTGATAGTAGGAGATCCTGGCGTAGGTAAAACTGCGGTGGTAGAAGGACTTGCTAGACGTATTGCTAAAAATAAAGGAGACGTACCCGAGTACTTGAAAAATCATATAGTGTGGAGTTTGGACATTAACAGCCTGTTGGCAGGATCCAAATTCAGAGGTGACTTTGAAGAAAGATTAAAGTTAATCGTAAACGCCCTAGATCAAAAAGGCAAATCTATTTTGTTTATTGACGAAGCACATATGATGGTAGGAGCGGGTGCTACAGGCCAAGGCAACAGCATGGACATGGCCAATGTGATAAAGCCAGCACTACTAAAAGGATCTATCAAAGTTGTAGCATCAACCACATGGGAAGAATATAGAAAATATTTTGAAAAAGACAGAGCACTAATGCGTAGATTCCAAAGGTTACAAGTTGGTGAGCCTACAAACGAAACTGCTGTGAAAATATTGAAAGGTGTGAAAAAATACTATGAAGATTTTCACAAGTGTGTGATCACAGATGAAGCCTGCGAAGATGCTGTTGAATATTCATCTAAATTTATTGCGGATAAAAAGTTACCTGACAAAGCAATAGATGTAATGGATGTGGCGTGTGCTAGATTAAGACTCAAAGGTGTCAAAGACGGCAAAATTGATCATGAGGAAATTATACACGAAATATCTAATATGACTGGGATATCAATAGAACAATTATCACAGAAACAGGCAACAAATTTAAAAAACTTAGAAGATAAAATGAAATTACAAGTTTTTGGACAAGACAAAGCCATTACCACTATTGTGGACAAAATACTTGTTGCTAGAGCAGGACTGAAAAGTTTGAACAAGCCTGTTGGTAGTTTCTTGTTTTTAGGTCCAACTGGTTGTGGTAAGACTGAGACAGCAAGGCAACTAGCCAAAACACTAGGTGTAGAATTAATACGTTTTGATATGAGTGAGTATCAAGAAAAGCATAGTCTAGCAAAACTTATAGGATCACCTCCTGGATATGTTGGATACGAAGATTCGCAAATGGGCGGTGGTATGTTTGTGAACGAAGTTGAAAAAAATCCACACGCAGTAGTCTTATTTGACGAAGTTGAAAAAGCACATCGAGATGTGTCGAACATGCTGTTACAGGTAATGGATTATGGAACTATCACAGGAAGTAATGGTAAGAAAGCAGATTGTAGAAACATCACACTGATAATGACATCTAATTTGGGTGCAGAAGAAAGTGAGAGAAACAACATTGGTTTTGGATCGTTTGAAAGAACAGGAGAGGATGATGCCGCATTGAAAAAATTCTTTCCACCAGAATTTAGAAATAGACTTGACGCTGTGATTAAGTTCAACAAATTAAGCAAAGACACTATGAAGTCTATTGTTAACAAATTCTTGCAAGAACTAAACGCAATGACTATTGAGAAAGCAGTGGAAGTTAATGCTACTGATCCTGCTGTGGACTTTTTAATCACTAAAGGTTTTGACAGCAAACTGGGTGCAAGACCATTACAACGTGTGATCGACGAAGAGATCAAAAAGCCATTGTCTAGAATGATTTTATTTGGTGAATTACAAGAAGGCGGCATGGTAGAGGTTGGCCTCTCTGATGACATAGTGCCTAAGTTGACTGTGGAGTTCAAGGCCAAAAAGACTCTTACACAATTGAAACCTAAGACAGTCACTGATGAGAAAACATCATAACAAATTGTTCTACGGAAAATATAGATACAAAGTGGCTTTTAATATGCCATGGGCACCAATATTGTATCCGACCACAGACGCACATTTGGAAAGTTTTATAAACGGCTCAGAGGTTGAAACAAGATATCTAAACAAAAAGTTTTGGAGGGCCAATTCAGACGTGGTAGCACTAGCGAAATTTATACGAAATAACAGATCACAAATGAAGTTTAGACTTCAACACAATAAATCGCTATTCTACACGGACAAAAAACTAGCCAATGAACTTGTTGTGAGTTTTTGGGAAAACTGGATTGACAGCAAAGTAGTTGATCCCAAGTACAAAGATTTAGATGAAAACATAGTTGGTTGTAGACGGTTACCACATGGCAGATATCAATATCAGATACATTTAAAAAAACAACTATCATGGACAGTCAATGAGGACAAAAGACGAGCACTTATAAAATTTTTGGATACAAATGTTGACAATGTTTTTGTCACAAACAATCTGCTAATTGATTGGTTAGAGAGCAAAGACTCTTGGTATCCGGCAAGTTATTTTTATGTGACAGATGAAAAGTATCTATCACCTTTGTATGTGATTGCAGGTGATATGATAGACAAAGTAATACAATTTAAGGAGATTAAAAATGCAGGCAATAAAAAAACTACAACAGCATAAGATTTTTGGCGAGGATTCAGTTATAGAAAGTTACATTGAAAAGTCACTTTGGGGCACTCCCACTTACAAAAAAAGTTTTCTAAGAGTAAAACTAGCCAGAGAAACTGATTGTGTATGCGAAGAACTAGGCGAAGCCGATGGAAAAGCACACAAAATAAAATACATAAATATTTTGACAGTAGACGGACAAGAACCTAACGAACTTGCCGCCGTGTATGGACTTGGACCCAAAACAGCCAGATTCAAAAAGAAAAACAATGATAACAATTAGACACGACCCTGGCATATTTAGATTCAAAAATATGGTATGGTTCAGGACTGACAAATGTGCCGGTACATATTTTTCAAATCTCTTTATGAAATGGGGGTTCAAGCGTATTCAGTTTAGTGAACTCCGAGACGAAGATAAAATTTTTGCTTTTCTAATACATCCTGCAAAAAGGAGAGTAAAAGCAATTGTTCAAGCCATCTACAATGCCAACGCGATTTATCTTTTGAATGACGCTAATTTTTGTAGATTTTTAGGTAACATGGTTATTGCTGATGAGCACACATACCCTTATCATTTTCAGTTCAAGCACACACATCACAGAACAGTGTTCCTACCTTTAGATCATGCAAAGTTACCTTTGGAAAAAACACTTAAAAAGTTTTTTCATTTGCACTGTCGAGAATTATGGAAAAAGAAACTCGAGGATGACACTATTCAAGCACACAAGGCAGATGAAGTAAAGAAAAAACATTATGAACTTGTAGAAGCAGTATTGGCCATGCCATATTACAGAATCGTAATGGATCAGGATATAAAACTATACAATGAGACTATAGACAGTATCACAGAAAATATAGGAATACACCTCACAGAACCATACGTATAAATAACAACAATGGCACAAACAAGTACAACATTATCAGGCGCTAGATCTCACAAAGTGGATGTGACAGGAACAGACATCAGTTTCAACGCCACAGGGTCAACATATAAAATTACCAGCACCAGCACAGACCTTAGCAATTTTGCTGTACGTGATTTAATCACTGTTAGTGGGACCACCAACAACAATAACACGTTAACTGTGAAAGAAGTCACTGATGCCAACAATCTTGTGGTAGAAGAAATTGTAACAACAGAAACCTCAGATGGTAGTACCACAGTGACTTTAGATCATACAGGATTTGTCACTGACAAAGCCAAAGGTGATGGATACTATTCGCAACCAGACGGTGTACACACCGTGGCGTATCAAGTTGTAAACAGAGGCGACAGCACAGACGATTTTAATGGTACTATCAAAATGCAAGGATCACTAGCAACCACACCAACAGAAGACGACTACTTTGATATTCCAAACACAACTTTCACATCGGACCTAAGTACCACAATTTCATCTTTCAATTTCACCGGAAATTTTGTTTGGGTAAGAGCAAAAATTGAAACCACAAACAGTTCAGGCAACAGTGCCTTAGTTACTGCTATCTTATTAAACAACTAGAAGTCGCATAAACATTAGGTTTTAACAAGATCAACTTTGGTTGACTTTACTGGTATTTGTGTTATAATAGTATTATGACAGATAAAGATTTAGAAAATATCAACACAGTTGATGTTAAAATCACGGCAGAATCAATTGATGCTCACGTGATATGTTTACGAGAAAACGGTTATAAAGTACAAAAACGTTCGTCGGTGTGGACGAGAAATTTTCTCTTTTTATTATTAGGTGCTTTTATAATGGGAAATATACTTTAATGAACAAAGTTGAAATAACTTGCA